CGGGTCTATCCTGGGGGATCGCCGCAAAGTTACCAAGGGCTCGGTAGAGCGGGTATGAAGGCGGCCGCCTTCTTGACGGGCGATGAGCGCAAGATCGCTGAAGAGATTCGCGAGTGGTCGGCCACCGTTCTGGAGGTCGAAAACCCCTTTTTTAATAACATTCCGGCTTGTCCTTATGCCAAAAAAGCATGGCAGGACGAGCGCGTCGGCTTCAAGTTCAAGTACGAAAAAAGCTATCAGGAGCTTTATTCCTGCATTTCCCAGTGGGAAGACACTTTGGATGTGCTTTTGGTTGTGGATCGCAATTATGATCCCGATCCTGGGCGCTTCCATGACTATCTGGATGAATTGAACGACGCTATCGCAAACGGGTTTTTCATAGACAGGGACTATTGGGTCATGGGGTTCCACCCCGAGGATGAGCCAAACGAATACTTGGACGATGAGTCATTCACTCATGTCATAGACGAGCCCTATGCGATAATCTTCCTTCAGCGGCTTTCCAAGGTTCAGGACGCCGCAGACAAATTAGCCAAGAAGGGCTACTATGAGACGTACTTCGACGAATACGACGTCGAAGAACTTTTTGCCAAGCGGACGGAACTCTACAGGAGACTCAACCATGGCGATGAAGCCGCGTAAGATGATGCGAGGCGGTGCTCCCAAGAAGATGCGTGGGGGCGGTATGGCCGGCAAGCCGGAAATGCTGGAGAAAGGCGGCATGACCGTTGCTGATCTTCGCAAAGCCGCTAAATCCAAGGGCTACAAGCTGGTTAAAGCAGACTGATCATGGCTACTTCGGGCAGCAAGGATTTTGAGCTGGACGTCTCCGATTACATTGAGGAGGCGTTCGAGCGTTGTGGGTTGGAGGTTCGTACCGGGTACGACATGAAGACCGCAAAGCGTTCGCTCAATCTCATGCTGGCTGAGTGGGCGAACCGTGGTCTGAACCAGTGGACGATCAAGAACCGGTCGGAAACGATGGTGGCCGGGACGGGCAACTACACGCTGGATGCCGATGTAATCGACGTTCTGTCTGTGGTTGTCCGTCGCGACGGCACGGACTACGCCCTGGAGCGCTTGTCCCGGGATGAGTACCTGAGCATTCCGAACAAGACCACGCAGAGCCGGCCGAATCAGTTTTTCTTGGATCGCCAAAGCACTCCGGTGCTCAAGCTCTGGCCCGTGGCCGAGAACAGCACCGACGTAGTCATTTACGATTGCCTGACGCGCATGGACGATGCGGACACCTACACCAACACGGTGGACATGCCTTTCCGCTTCTATCCTTGTCTCGCTGCCGGGCTGGCGTATTACATTGCCATGAAGCGCGCACCGAACCGTATCCAGCTCCTGAAGGCGGTCTACGAGGAGGAGTTTGAGCGGGCCATGCAAGAAGACCGGGACCGCGCGTCTTTCAACGTCGTTCCTCAGTACCAGTATTTTAGGTCGGTCTGATGGCTAAGTTTGCGTCGGGCAAATACGCCTACGCGATCTCGGATCGCTCAGGCCAGCGTTATCGTTACAAGGATATGCGCAAGGAATGGAATGGCCTGCTTGTCGGCAAGGACGAGTGGGAGCCGAAGCACCCGCAGCTCGGGCCGTTCCGTAAGGTGATTGACCCGGAAGCGCTGCGCAATGCGCGGCCGGACCGCGTCGAGCCCCTGGACGTCTTTGTGTGCGTCCCCACGGTGGAGCAGCCCGCGCCGCGGCCCACGGTGGTTTATGCCAAGGTTGGTAGCGTAACGGTGACGACGACATGAGCTTTACATACGGTGAGCTAAAGCAGGCGATTCAGGATTACGCCGAGAACGACGAGACGACGTTCGTCAACAATCTGCCGATCTTCATCAAGAACACGGAAGAGCGGATTTTGAAGAACGTCCAGCTCAGCCTGTTCCGAAAAAATGTCGCCGGCAGCATGACGGCCTCTAACCCGTATCTGGCCGTGCCTTCAGACTTTCTGGCGCCCTTTTCCTTGTCCTTCACCGATGGCGACGGCAACAAGACCTTCGTCGATTTCAAGGACGTGGACTACATCCAGACCTTTAACCCCGATCCTTCAACGACCGGGGCGCCGCGCTACTACGCGGTGTTCGACATTGATTACTTTATCCTGGGTCCGACCCCGGACAGCTCTTACAGCTCCGAGCTGCATTACTACTACCGCCCGGCCAGCCTCACAGTTGGCGCTGATTCGGGGACGACGTGGCTCAGCGAAAACGCTTCCGTAGCCATGCTCTACGGCTCCCTGGTGGAGGCCTACACCTTTATGAAGGGCGAGCAGGACATGATGCAGATGTACTTCCAGAACTTCACCCAGGCGCTGGGCTCGCTCAAGCAGCTTGGCGAGGCGAAGGAAGTGACCGATGAGTACCGCACAGGCATGGTGATTAGGCCGAAACAATGAAAATAGACCCGATTCAGCTATCGCCCGACTTCCAGATTGAGGTTCGCACCACGGACAACCGTGGCATGACGCCGGAAGAGCTGGCGGACCTTTGTGCGGACAAAATTATTTCGATTTCCGACGACGCTAATCCTGTCATCAGGGATCAGGCCAAGGCCTTTCGCCGTAGGATGGTTAAGGTACTAGAATACTACATGCGGCAAGCGATCCGCAGTGACCGGACGACCACGTATAACGCGCTGGTTGACGCTGGCCATAAAGACTTGGCTGAACTCATAAGGAGACTGTGACATGGCCTTTAGCGGCAATTACATGTGTACGTCCTTCAAGAAGGAACTCTTGTTTGGGGCGCACGACTTCGCAAACGGGGCGGACTCCATGTACATGGCTTTGTACACGTCGTCTGCCACCCTGGACGCTTCCACCACGGCCTACGCTGCGACGAACGAAGTCAGCGGCACGGGCTATGTGGCGGGGGGACAGGAGCTGACCAATGTGGACCCGACGACCAGTGGGACCACGGCCTTCACCGATTTTGCGGATGAAACGTGGACCACGGCGACGATCACTGCCCGGGGCGCGCTGATTTACAACAGCACCCCAAACACGACGTCCATTGCGCTGACCAACCCGGCGGTAGTGGTGCTGGACTTTGGCGCAGACAAAACGTCCACGGCAGGTGATTTCACCGTGGTTTTCCCGACGGCTGACGCGAGCAACGCCATCATTCGGATTGCCTGATGGCTGGCGTCGTCGTTGCGTTTCAGGGCTGGAACTCCTCGGCCGGCGGCTGGGGAGACGGACCTTGGGGCGGCGACGCCGCTTTACCGGGGCTGACGGGTAATGTCGGCTCGGTCACCGTTGTTGCAGAAGCCAACGTCCCTGTTACCGGTCTTGAAGCGACCGCTAGCGTCGGGGGCGTTACGGTCATTGCTGAAGCTAACGTCGATGTCACGGGGCTGGAAGCCACCGGCAACGTCGGCTCGGTCACCGTTATCGCTGAGGCGAATGTCGATGTTACGGGCCTGGAGGCCACGGCCTCTGTAGGCACCGTCACGGTCGATGCCGAAGCGGTTGTCCCGGTCACGGGCCTCGAAGCGACCGCTTCGGTTGGCGCTGTCACCGTTATCGCAGAAGCGAATGCTCCCGTCACGGGCCTGGAAGCTACCGGGTCGGTTGGGGGCGTTACGGTTATTGCGGAAGGGAACATCTTTCCCAACGGGGTTTCCGGCACCGCTCAGGTTGGCGCCGTTGTTGTTAATGCCGACGCAAATGTTGACGTCACCGGCGTTCAAGCAACGGGCGCTGTAGGAGTTGTGCTGGTCTGGGGTAAAATTGTTCCAGATCAGAATCCGGCATATAGTGAAGTATCACCGTCGCAAGGTCCGACTTGGACTGAGGACGCCGCAAGTCAGACCCCTAATTGGAACGAAATCGCGGCATAGAGGATTAGCAAATGGCCAGCACATATACCGTCAACCTCGGCATTGAAAAGATCGGCACTGGGGAACAGTCCGGCACCTGGGGAACGACGACTAATACCAACCTTGATTTGATTGATCAGGCGGTAAACGGCGCGGTTACGGTCACGCTGGCCAGCGCGGGCACTTCGGGGTCACCAAACACCCTGGAGATTACCAACGGCGCTGTTTCCGACGGTCGGAACAAGTTCATTGAGTTTAACGACGGTGGCGATCTCGGTGCCACGGCTTACGTCCAGCTCACCCCCAACGACGCTGAGAAGCTCGTCCATATCCGCAACAGCCTCTCTGGCGGGCAAACGCTTATCCTGTTCCAGGGCACCTACAACGCGTCGAACGACTTTGAAGTACCGAATGGCAAAGATGTTGTCCTGAAGTTCGACGGCGGCGGTGCTTCGGCTACGGTTACGCAGGTCTTTGAAGATTTGCTCGTCACGGCGGTTGCTGCGACCACGGTTGATACCACGAACATCGAAGTCACCAACCTCAAAGCTAAGGACGGTACCGCTGCGGGCAGCATCGCGGACTCCACTGGAGTGGTCACCTTAGCAAGTAGTGTCCTCACCACGGCGGACATCAACGGCGGGACGATTGACGGGGCTACGATTGCGACCTCTGACATTACCGTGGGCGCAGGCAAAACGCTGGACGTATCGGGCGGGACTCTGACGCTGGCTAA